GCTTCAGCATGATTACCTTCTGTACCTGAATTAACAAATACTACTTGATCATTAACTGAGTAACCTTGACCAGCATCATCAATCACAATTTCAGTAACACCACCTCTACTAATAGCACCAATAACATTTATTGATTGTGAAGCTGTACCACCAGCTGGTGAGTTATAATTGAATGTATCTGATTCAGAATATAATGAACCAGACGAAGCTTGTTCTGTATAAAGACCACCACCCATTGTTCTAGAATCAGGTCCACCTGATTGAGTTGAATCTTGTTCGAATAAATCTGTGTTCTCATCTAAGATAGCGTAATCTGTAACTAGAATACCGTCTGTATCATATACAGATTCTTCTGATAATATAATACCTGTTCCATCTTCAATACCAATTGGTCTAGCTTGAAAGAACTGACCACCGATAGCGTGTTCGAATACCATCTCATCATCATCTTCAAATAATAGTTTATTACCGTCTTGTTGTATAATATATTGAGGAGTAGCTGATTCTATTCTTAAGATATCTTCTATATCTCCAGCGTTTCCATCTTCTTGACCGAGATATATACTTGAATCAGTCGGATCTATTTCAGTCATTACACCTCTAACTACAGCTGTAGTATCAGCTCTTAGTCCATCTCTATCAGATAATACAACTGTATCACCCACCTCAAATGTACCTCTATACGGTAATATTAATTCTAATTCGTAAGCGTTTGTTGTGTCGTTTGTTCCTGATATACCTGACGCGTCATTAATATAAGATGAAGCTGTCGCCACAGCGTTAACAACTTTTTGTACTTGTCCGTTTTTATATACTGTTAAGTCTTTGTCACTAAACAGTCTCATGATTGTTGGTTCTGAAAATTCTGATACTGAAGGTTTTATTACATTATCACCAGGAAATGTAACTTGGGCTTCTAAACCATATAGTATTCTGAATAAAAATTCATATGATTCTTTCGATCCTTTTGAAAGATATAATTCTTGTATATGTTTTTGTAGTAATCTTTTGTTAGCCAATACATCTCTATCAATGAATGGCATGAAGTCTCGTCTAAAATATTCTAAGAAATCACCCGAAGTTTTATCTACATCAGCATATGATAATAAATTGTTGGCCGCCTGTAATGGACTAGCTGTGAATGAAGCTACCTTAGCTTCCATACCAGAAGTCTTACCTACTATAGTTTCATCTATATCAAACTGTGCTTCTGAAAATTGTTCAATATAAAGGTTTGAACTTGTACCTATAACATCAACTCGCCCTATGGCTCCTGTTGTAGAACCTACAACGAATTCATCTTTTTCAAAAGATGTCTTTTGAACACCACCTGAATCAATGTCTATTTCATAATTAAATTTAGCGGAGGTTATAGAAGACGGAGCATAAGTACCTGACTCTTGTAAGAGATTACCTCTCTCACCAACTGAGTTAAATTCTTCCCCTGCGGTTGTTCCGTCTTCTAAACCAATATAATCAATGTCTGCCGCATCTTTATAGATCAGTTGACCTTTCTCTAAGAACTCAAAATATGTTTTGAGAAAAGAGACAAACCGAGGTCCATCTTTCTGATAAAATTCAGGTAGAAGTTCCTCGACTTGATCGGCTATTCTGTCATGAAAAATAGGCATAGTATATTAATTACCTTACGCTATAGCGTATCCGTTACCACCTATAACTACCCACTTAGATGAACTACCTGAGTACATTAAAATTACTGATTCGCCTAAAGCGTTTAAAGTAACAGTTGTACCAGTTAACATTCCACCAGCTGGTGTAATTCTAGAAGTACCAGAGTTAGAAAGTGCTTTCAAGTAGATGATTTTGATCTGACCTGATACACCTGCTGCTAGTGATAAATCATCATTAGCTGCTGATACTGTGTGTGATGTAATCGCTGTACTAACAGACGCTGCCTGTGAGTCACCTGTTTTAGCGTCTTCAGCTTCAGCGAACGCTATGAAATCTGGTAAGTAATTTAATAAATTAGATACTGAAAGTTTCTTGTTTACTGGAGTTCCTGAAGGATCATCAATTACATGAAGAAGGTCTTCACCTGCTACACTTGTGCTTAAATCCGTAAGCGCGGTTATTTTTTTATCTGCCATTTTAGTTTCCTCTTAAATTAAGCATTAATTAAACCTTGTTACCAAGGGATTCTACTCCATGCATATACATGGACCATTATTTAGGAGTAACTAGATGAGGTTGTATACCCTACTCCAGCACTCGTTTCACCACTAGCTACTGTATCAGCTACACCTGTAACTGAAATTTCAGAAGCTGTGATATCCAACAACTGATTCTTAGTTGAAATTACATCATTCGAACTAGGAATAGTTGTGAAATCTATAGATGAATCTGTATTAGACGTTGAACTATATGTCAAAGAATTAATACTGACTACACCTGTTGAATATATTATAGTACCCGCTGTATTATCAGCGTATACTCTTGTTGAACCGTTTAAGTAATATCTTCTTATATTACCCTTTCCATCATCATCAAAGAAATAATTATTTATGTCTCCTGAGATGAAGAATCCTGTTGTAGTAAATACTCCACCACTATCCATATTGTGTCCTGCATGTGGATTATAAAGAGCATTACCAAAATCTAATGAAATAGATGAAGCTGTTCCGTCGATAACAGCTGTATATTTTTTTCTTAGTTTAACATTTGTAATATTCGATAGTATTGAAGATTCTGTACCATCTACTTTACTAGTTAATCTAGAATGTCTGAATAAAGTATCAAAACCTGAAAGTTCAGAATCATCATAAGAAAGTATAGCGGCTCTTACTAATGTTTCTAATGCCGACTTAGTTAAAGATGTTTTAGTTGGATCGTATTTAAAGTTTGTTGTTAACAGAATTTGTAATATTTCTGCATCTACTATTTCTGGTCTAACTGTTAATACACTTAGATCAGATAATGATTTTCTTAAAGTAGATTTTTCAGCTGTTGTTAGATTGTTTGAATATTGAGAAGGTTTTAAAGCTACAAATACTTTACCATACTTAGCTGGTGTATTATCTTCACCACCCCAAACAGCTATTGAATCAGCTCCAGGATATAGTTCTTGTAATTTAGCTTTATAATCTTGTACTGTGACTAATCTATTCTGAGAAGTGTAGAATTTAGAAGCTGAGAATTTAATTTGATCAGGTGTTTCAATATCTTTACCACCTGAGGCACTAACTGTATTTGTAAATGTTACAGCTGAGTTACCATTAATAGATGTTGACATAGAGAATGTAGCAGCACCATTAGCGTGATTACTATCTGTAACTAAATATGATATTGTTATCTGATCACCGTCTTTAGGTGAAGCTCCGATAACACCATCACCGAAGTATAACTCAAATAAACCTTCGTCATTTTCTTGTATATAGAAAACTGTTGATGATGAAGTTATACCTGTTAAATCACCCGCTTTACTCCAAGCTGTTACTGTATTATTTGAATTGACATTAACTGTAATTGTAGATGTATCAATATTAGGATTTAACATCGGAAATCTTTGATTGGATACTTGACTATCGTAACGATAGATATCACTTGATAACTTACCTTGATAAACATCTAGAGCATCAAACCTAAAAGTACCTGTAGTCGGTGTTATTGTTTTATTGTCAAGAGATATAAATGTAAAAGATGTACCGTCATATACAGTTGTGAATTCATGACCTCTATTGATTGTTAAACTTGATGGTGTCTGACCACCCACTTTAGGATTCGTAACTGTTAAATCAAAAGTAGCTTTAGATGCTGTTCGTGAACTTGGAGTATAACCGAGTTCTTTAGCTCGTGATACTACATTCTTTCTTATCTGAGCTGTATCTAAGAACATCTCTGATGCTACCATGTTAGCGTTGAACGCTGACGTATGAGCTGAGTATGCTAGTAAGTCTACTAAGATAGCTAAGTTAGAACCTTCAAAATCGTAATCTTTTAAAGTATCTTGACCTCTCAAATATTCTTTTAAACTTTTTGATACATCATCAAAATCTAAATCTGTTATATTAATGTTTGAACTGTTTATCGTAGCCATTATCTTACTCTCTGTAATGTTATATTTATTTCTTGTGGTCTAGGATCATTAGAGATTGTTATAAACATTGTTATATCTAAATAGTGACCTCTTACTATAGAAGTGATACTTTGAACATTCGCTCTTCGTTCATAATTGTTTATGAGACTTATAATATCTCGTTCTAAAACAATAGTATCTGTTTCAGCAGTACCTAATTCAAACAACATAGCTGATAAGTTAATACCTAAACTAGGTTTGAATGGTCTTTCAAATAGATTAGTTGTTAATAAATTTCTAATACTTCTTTTAATAGCATTAATATCATATTTCAAGACTAGATCTCCTGTCTGTGGATGCAATGTCATATTCACATCAATATCGGTAAACCAACGTCTTGATACTCTTGAACTTTTACTTTTACTATTAAACTGTGCCATATAGTTATTTATGTCTCTTAATCAGGTTTATTTGTCTTACCAGCTGATGAACCTGATTTAATTGTATGTGTATGTGTATCTAGTACTACTTCTTTACCTGTTATACTATCTGTAGCTGTTATAGTACTATCGTTTGTCTGAGCACCTGTTACATGAAGTGTACCAGTTACAGTTGTATCTGATATAATCTCTGTTGTATCCTTACCTGTAATTGTTATTTTACCTTCAGAAGTTACATCACTTGTACCAGTTATAGTAGCATTAAGATTACCACCAACAGTACTTGTACTATTACCTGTAACATTCATATAAGCGTTACCTGTTATATTAACTACTACATCTCCTGTTATAGTTACAAAATCATTTCCGGCGACTACAGAATATTTGTCTTTTACAATATTCTCAACATAGTTTCCGTCTTTATCTATTTCGAATCTAGTACCCGTTCTATGATAAAGATGAATTCTTTCATAGTCTGGTGTATCATCTAATTCTATTAAATGACCTGATTCTGTTTCTTGTACATGATTAAACGGATATTTAGGTTTGAGATATGTAGTAACATCTCTTAACGCTGTATTATTTTTACCTTCTGTTTTACCTACTTCTAAATTTTCTAAACCAGGACCTTCTTGTTCTTTTAAAGTAAGAACAGGATATACATCTTTTACAGGGTTGTTATTAGTTTCAGCATAGTCTGTAGTTCTAGCTAAAAGATTTACATCTGAGGTTTCAAGATATAATTCTCTTGGATAGTTAATAGCTTCATCTCCACCTTGATTCTTTGGTGATTTATCTAAAGCTAATGTTAAACCATATGTTCTATTAATGTGTTTAGGACTCGGACCATCAGGTGTACCTTCATATGAAGATTCACTATCTAGTCTTGGATCATTGAATCCGTCTTCTGTTGTTCTAGGAATTTGTGTAAACTTTCTAGTACCTTCATTGTCTACTTCTTCATCTACTCTATAAAACTTCTGAGGTGTTCCGATAAAAGAACCGATGACTACAGGATCTTGCATCTCTAAATAATCTCTGTAAAATCCCATTACAGTACTACCTTCTAAAAGACCATGAGTTGTTGTACCTAATCCTGATATAGACGGAGATGTTGTAGGCATCATAACTTCTGACCACGGTAGATCAGGTGTAGCTATCATCTGTTTGTCGTGTGAATGAGAACCGTGTATTCTAACACGAACTCTATTTAAAAACATTGGATCGTTTCGGTCTTCTATAACACCTGTGAACCAATTAAATCCTGTTTTACCTTGATATATCATATTGTCTCTGACTCACCATATTTAATTTCTGTTGTTTCAATATTATTTATTAATGAATCTTTGATAACAGTTAAGTTTGTTCTTAATTCATTTTTAGTTAATGCCCATTTAATATCTGTAATTAAATGATTACCACCTGAGAATTTAGATTTAGAATATTCTTCACCAGGTCTTACAGCTGAGATATCTAGATTTATTATTGTACCCACAGTTACATCTGTTCTAGCTGATATAAGAACACTCATAGTATAATATTTTAATAACTGATTAGATGCATGTCTGAATTGACTAGAACCTAGATGAGTAAAATGATTCGCTTGATGAATATCATCTTTATCATCATTTACAAAAGATGAATCACTAGTTAGAATTTGATAAGCATTTGTGAAATCTCCTATAGCTTTATCTTCTATCGAACCGATTATATTTACATCTCCATCTTTAGCTGGTTTACTACCTATATGTAATGTCTCAGCTTGTGTTCTAATAAATGGGTGTGGATCAAGAGCTTTACCTTCATCACTAAAATGTTTTTCTAAGAAGTTGAATGTTTTTTCTGTATAAAATTTATATGTGTTATCTACTGTTGTCTGTTTAGAAGCGAATAATCCGTTGACAACTCCATTCAATACATCAGCTTGTGATTCGACTTTGTATCCTAATAATCTTCTTCCCATACCGACTTCACCATCTTTACCAGTTTTATCATAGGGTAGTTTATTTCCATCAGCTGTATTAGCATCAGAATAAATAAAAGGTCTACCACCACCATATTCAAGTTCCATCATACTAGCTAATGATTGTATTCTATATCCACCTGTAGCTGTCTGATACCAATAAAAAGAATCTTGTAATCCACTACTTGAATCTATACCTTGAGCTTGTTTACATAACCAGTTTATAGAATAACCTATTGTCCAATTAGGAATCACTACATGATAATTATCACCTTGAGATTTTTCTCTGACTTCAAAGTATGGTTGAAAACTTTGACCTTCAGGATCATTCTTTATATCTAAATGATCTTCGGCTATGACAGCTGCTATATCTGTCATAGAACCTCTAAAGGCTTGACT